CCCTACACGACGCTCTTCCGATCTAACTTCAATATACGAAAGTTCTTTGTCATAGTAGTCTAAGTCCTCAATACACCTGAACACAGTAAATACTGTCAAGTCGTTCTTTCGTCCGCCACCAACAGCAATATCCATGCTCAAAACACGAATCTCTCTCGGTTCTTTCTTTTGATAGTATGGCAATGTTTTTAGTATTCCCTTACATTCGATATATTCATCATCAGTAGGAGGAATAAGAGGAACTCTAAGTTGTCTTGCGCTATTTACTTCGTCGAATGTAAACATAGCGCTTTCAGATTCACCGTGTGGAATAACCTCAAATTCCATTCGTAAACCAGTTATGTCAGCGCCTCTGTCTCTAAATCGGTTTTCGATATAAGATTTTCTAATAATTCCACCCTCAACGGCAAACTGATATGGCAATGATAATGCCACCTTTGATTCATCACCAACAGATATATCTTCACAATACTGTTTAAAGTCCTGATAGCTCCACTCGTCCTTATATCCAATAGAAGTCAAATATATAGTCGAGTTATGTTCTCTCTCCATATATTTTCTATATCTTGGGTCCATCGCCCAAGGCTGGTCGCGGTTCGACTTAGTAAGGAACGGCATCAAAACGTTGTTTATCGTTGCCTTGCTCATAAGACGGCTCTCGTCTAAGATAAGAATATTAGCACGAGCGCCACGAGCCGTATCAGCGCAAACAACAGCTTCAATTGTAGAGCCATTCTTGAACTTTATAATAGCGCTATCTCGATTAATACTTATTGTGTCTATTTCTCTTTCAACGTTCGGTCGCCCGTTTTGTATCTCATACAACTTACTTGCGAACATTGTAGCCTGATGCATTGTTGAAGAAGCAACTTTAATCGTTATGTTAGGATACAAGACACATTTACAGATACAGAATACCATTGTCAAGAAAGACTTACCGATACCACGAGAAGCGAAGAATATAAGTGAGTTATCTTTGGTACAACTTGGAGAATCCATTAAGTATAATACAACTTGCTGGAATAAACTAAGTTTGATTCCAAGATACTCTGCGGCGAAACGATGAATGTTTAATCTCCAATAATCAATCCAATCATTGAAGAATTGAATTTTATGCTTCGCCATCAGTATCACCAACTTCCTCTACTTCTGAATTGTCGGAAGTCGAGTCGCTGGATTCTGTAACGCGATTAAAGTCTACGGTGTAATCTTTGTAGTTTTCCTCAAAGTCTCTTACATACTCATTGTCTCTGCCAAGAGTTCTTGAAATTGCCCCAGCAATAGACTTCCACAGTCTTTCAAAGCTATCAGCATCTTTAAACGCCTTATTTTTAGATATAATCGGCCCTTTAACTTCAGCCGCCTTTATAAACTCACCCAAAGATGTAAACTGTGATTCAGAAGAACCGGATATGGACTGTTTCTTTGGAGTAAGTTCAGCGTCTTTCATAAGTGTCTGAAAGCTCCTAACTTTGTCTTTTACGTTTCCACCCTTTTCACGAGTTCTAACAATAGATAATTCCTCATAGCAAAGCTGAATTACAAGTTTTTCCCTTGACAATCCATCAATTTCGCATTTCTCATACCACTCATTATACTTATCCTCAAGCCAATATAAGTCAGCCTTTTCAAAGCTACCCCATTTTTGTTTTAACTTTGATAATGATGGGTACTTTCTCGCCAATTCATCATCGTCGTTCGCGCCTTTTGACTTTTTAACGGTAATATCGTCATATATTGGTGCCAAATCAAATGTTGGTATTACATCTCTAAAAGGCTCACCATGAAGGTTTGATTTGCAGAACGATAAATCGTCTTTCTTCTGTTCTTCAGAAAATGATAAAAGCGTAGCCTGATAATAGTCACTAAAAAACACACCATCAAGCACGCTCTTTTTGCCTTCTGCCGTGTTATAGAACTCCACATATTGTTCTAACACTTCAGATATAACAACAATATCCAACTTCTGGCTCATTATAACAAGAGCCTCTCTAATACCGTATTCTTTTAAATACTTGGAAAAAAGTTTTTTGGCGCAATCACAGCATATGCTTGTAAGGCCATTGGATGTATCTGAAAACGATGTATAAAAATTCATGCCAGCAGGACTTCTTGGCGATTTAAACTTTAAGCATACGTTACACTGTTTATACGTCTCTGGAACTATAAAAACTGGTGTAGTGCTTTTATTAGGGCCTTTTTTACCAAAATATTCTTGAGCAACCATCCCATAGTCTCTCATTTTTTTATCTAATTCTTTTGGTAAAACCCTATATACATTTGGGTCGCCGTAAGCTATCATATTATCTACGGCTTCTTTAATCTCATATATACTATCAGAAACAATTTCATCAATTGTGTTGTCAACAATGGCACTTAAATTGTTCTTAGCTTTATATCTCTCAAGCAATGCTATTTCCGCATTGCTCAATGGCCCACGTCTACGTTTATATACACCAGTAGATGATGTAGATTTTGCTCTTTCCGATGGTTTTGGCATCGGTGGATGGGCCTTTGGTACTTCTTTTGGCATAGTATGCCCTCCATTTTCTCCATTTATTTCTCTTGATACGTTTTACATATCCTATTGGAGCTGATGATTCGACTCGAACGAACGCGCTGCTCATTACAAGTGAGCTGCTCTACCAACTGAGCTACACCAGCGTAAACAAAAGGCCCGCCATGATACGCATAAGCAATAAATGCTCATAGGCTTGGCGGGCTTCATTCTCTATTATAATTTGATAACGGTGTTTATCGTCGTTTTAATTCCTGTATTTTCATCAATGATAAATGCCTGATTTTTTCTTTCAGTTTGTACATAGCCCTGCTGATTCGACCAACGCGACCAACCGCTTACAGTTGGAAGTCTAAGAACCTCAACATATCCTTTTTTACTATATGCCATTTGGGTATGTAAATGCCCTAAGAACCAAATCATTGATTTACATTCACTCCACATGTCATGTGCTTCGACAGACATGATTTCAAGAGCTTTATCCGGCTTTATATCATGCGCAACGCCAACGATTACGCTACCAAACTTAAAGTATTTTCTTTCGGATGGGTCGCCATATACTTTTACAAGTTCATCGTTCCTGTAATATGCTTGAAGTGTATTCATAATACCGTACATGCTGTGATAGTCATGGTTACTAACAGCATATATCACATCAACAGGAGCAATCGCTGTAAGCATATTTATACCGTTGATACACAACTCAATGGCTTTATCAATAATAGTATGCCACTGATTTGAACAATCTTGGGGCGTTCCCTTTGTGGTAGTATTTGTGATATTATCAGCATTGATGAAGTCATTGCCAATAATAAACATCACCTTTTCAAACGACTGTCCATTTACCTCGTTTACTACGTCGTTTAAAACATAATAATAAAGAGACTCGGCAATTTCAAGATTATAGTCGTTACCGCTTACTTTCTTTTCAGAAAGAAGTCCAAGATGTAAGTCGCTAATGGGAACAACCAAGCATCTACCGTTATGTGTAACATGCACAAGTTTTCTGGATGGAGCTGGTTTGATTTTAATGTTACTAAAAGCCCTATCAATATTGGACTGGCTCCAAATAAACTCTTTTGCCGGACGAACAGTAATCTTAGAACTGTACATATCTACGATGCCAGAACCCTTTTTCTGTACGTTCCATCTGCTGTTCTTAGCAGAAACCAGTTCAAAATAGTCTTTATCAAATCCGTGCTTTTCTAAAAGCAACTCCGGTGTCAGTTCAGTATTATGAGCCACCGAAAAAGATTTTTCGCTCACCGTAGAGCCATCAGAAAGAAGCGATACAGTAACTGGCTTTTCTTCCGACTCTGAATCTACTTTAAAGAAGTTTTCGTCAAGGTGATTATCTTTTCGATACTTCCTTGAAATTGTACGGATTCTTTCCGTTGACAATTCAACACCAAATTCTTCTCTAACAACATCCGCTATTGAACCATAAAAAGCATTTTCATTTTTACGTTTCTTCTCAATACAAAGCTGTATTACACGGACTTCAATCTCGTTCATAACAGCACCCCACTTATTCTTGTGTTAGTCCAGAAGCATTGTCAACAACAGTAATTGTAACATCACAGCCGTTATAGTCGGCCAATACTTCTTCCAGTGTTACTGATGTTCCGTTTATCTCAATAATCGCACCATCATCAAGATTCAAAACACCAACAATCTTTCTACTATTAGAATCAAAAATACCATACTTGCTTTTCATTTCTTAGAAGTCAGCTCCATATATTTTTTTTTGAATGCCGGACGTACCTTGGCATACGGGAGTGTATGTGCTTCGGTATTGTAATATTTGCCTTTTGGAGTGAATCCCTCGCGTGCTGGGATGTTTTTCGCTCCCGTCTCTACACAAGCAAATTTGACTGTCTCTCCATTAATCACAGACTCGTTTATAATGTCCTCAAGAGCCTGAATGATTTCTGTTACCGGAGCTTTCAAATACCTTGTTCTCTGTGCTACTTCCGAAATTAATTTACCAGTGCTTTTCATTTCCGTTTACTCCATTCGTGTTAAAACAATTCAGATATATCTCCTACAATCGTTTCAACGATTCCGTACTTGAGTTGCTCTGAAGCATCCAAATACCAATCCTCTTTAAGTTTAGCATTGTAAAGACGGCTTGGAATTGTGGTTTTCTCAAGAACCCTATCTTTAAGTCTATTCAACTGCGATTCGTAATTTTTCGCAGAACTAATAACATCTGCGGCATTGCCGCTAATTCCGCTAGAACCCTGATGTATCAAGGCAACAGAATTTTTAGTACACAAACGCTTGTGGCATGAAATAAGAATCAAAAACGCCGCACTCATTGCCATTCCAACGTTTATACCCCACACAGGAGTCTTTGACAATTCAATAATGTCAACAAAATGATTACAGGAATATAAACTGCCACCGGGACTAAAAATCATCAATTTAATCGGTTTTCTATCTTCCACCCTAATTCCCGCTTTTTCATCTTCCAAGATCGGAAGAGCGTCGTGTAGGGAAA